CTTCGGCTAAAGCTCCAGCATAATTAACTGGAGCGAGTTTAGCATTTGACATTTCACTACTACGAATAGCAGGAGAATTAGTCATTTGACCATAAATAAGATTAGGATTTAATCCTGCATCTTTATAACGAGCCATTTGAGCTTTTGGACTATTATATTCATTTTGCATAGTCCAATCAGCAAGTGCATCTTTACGTTGTCTTTCATATTGCCGATCATTATAAGCCATTTGAGCTTGATTTGCTTGACCTTGAGCAATTGAGCCACCTACGCTAGAAGCGCCTTGAATAAGCGAAGCAGTTATTAAGGGATCCATAGTTTTTTTTTTAATTAATTGACATTTAAATATAGTGTTTTTTTTTTCGTTTTACACTACACTACGTTTCGTTTAACACTCAAATATAACACTTTTTTTTAAATTAGTGTCAATTAGCACTAATATATCAAGGATTATTAGTGCTTATCACCCCTCATCGGGGCTTTTGTGGGACAGAATCCAGGGCAAAGCCCTTACGATTCCGTCTCCACGTTTTTTTGGATATCTCCTTCGGAGTTATCCACAGAGTTATCCACATTGTTGATAACTTTTTTTCGAGATTTAATTTCATTAATCTCATTTGTATATAATTCCGCCAATTCTTGGCGTTCAGCTAAATCCAATGTTAATGGATTTGGAAGAGTATCCTCTTCATCATAATATTCATCAAGGCGACCGCCCACAGGGAGCCCCCTTGCATATCTTTCCAATATAGTCTTAATAGACATACTTTGGTCTGGTACCGTCACAGACGGTTGAGTAAATACTTTATACTTTTTTTCAAAAGTATTTGCATTTAATGAGTTTTTTACTTTCATAATTTTTCCAATTTATCTCTACCCAACTGGGTATTTTTATACATTTTGTTAAATGAATTTTTATGTCTTTCAACTAAGACTTTTTCGGCATATTCGCCAAACTCGTTAATTAACTCTAATTCAGCTTTTTGAGCTTCATCGGACATAATAATCTTTAAATGATTATTAATTAATAGCTTTTGAGTTTCAGTATAGATTTTATCTTTATAATAACGAGGCATAGCAATTTTTTTACCATCCTTAATAGGTACATACATACGATTTAACAAGTCATTTTTATACCACTTAATCATAGCATCTGTAATATAATTTTGACCTAAACCTTTAGACATTAAACTAAATTCTTTTTGTCTATCGTCATTTTGATGTTTAGGTATTTTACCTGGTTTTTGCATATACTTTAAAGTATAACCTATAGAAGCTTCATTGACTTCGCCAATATATATAGTACCAAAAGGTACATAACCACACCCAGCACGATACTCAGACCATGCTCTTTCAACTTTCTCCGCATCAGCATTAAATATAATCATATGATAATGAGGGCGATCTCTTTTACTACCATATTCGCCACAAACATAATACTTTAATTTTGCATCGGACAATTTCCGTAAACGTTTCATATAAGTTTGGATGTCCCTTTTATTGAGAGTCATAAACCCATTCTTAGTTAGAGGTACGTATTTAGTATCATAAGTAAGTGTTACAAATAAAGCAGTTTCAGAGCGCTCGCCCTCTTTCATCAACCTAAAAGACCATCCCGATGTTCTCCGTTTCATACAATTAGGACATTTACCACAAGGTAGCGCCATCCATTGAGAAGTAATTTTGTCTCTAACTTGAAACGGAGTTATACATCGAGAACTCATTAAATAGTAGGTGTACCGTATTTAGGCATAGGACGCACTGCCTTAATTTTATTTAATACGTGACAATATAATTTTTGAGCATCTGGATCAGTAACAGCAAATATACGATCGGTATCTTCAGGAGTACACTCAATAAACTCTTGAGATAAAGTAGGCTCTGAACCAAAAATTCTACCTAAATGCCAATAATCCAAAGAAGTACGGAAATCACCAGCAACACGAGAAGGCATGTATTTATACTCAGCATAACGAGGAACATAACCGAAAGTATCTTCTTTATTAACGGTAAAGGCATATAATTCTTGAAGTTTTACTTCTTGTTCACCAATATTAGCAAATGATGGCCAGAAATAATCTAAAGGATCTAACTTTAAAAAAGTACGAGGTATTCCTTGTTGATAGGCAGTTTTAGGCATAACAGACATAATACCAATAATATAACCATGTTCTTCAGCATAATATGAACCACTTTTACCACTAGAAACTGCAATACCATGTCCAGCCATATTACCCTGAGGTAATTCACCCTCAGTACCTGAAGTATTTAATACTTCACTAATAACAACAGGAGTTTTAACACCAGTAATATATTCAGGACGTTGTAAACGAGCATCAGAAGATTTTACACCAAAATGTGATAAAATACTTTCGATATAACGAGTACCACCACGAGCATTCTTTTCTAACCATTCTTGTAATCTATATGCTCTACGTAAATCATTGATAGTAGTAGGCTCTACACCAATGCCATCAGTTCTAGCCCATAACTGAGTTCCTAAATCACCACGAACATCATTATATAAATCAATATTAACAGGACTACCAGTTAAAGTAACTGTTCCACCAGCGGATGGATTATTAGCAAATACTTCAGCGTCACCATTAATTTGACCTAATGGAATATCAACAGCAGCTCCTTTTTGGGCAAAAGGTAAAGAAGCAGTAAAATAATCATGTTCCCAAGCTCTATTTCTAATAGATAATAATGAATCACGATTACCGTTATTACTTCCGTCTGTTAATTTATAATCTACTGGATTAATTAAATTTTGGTCACGATAATATTCATTATAAATACATTGATAAGCAGCAAAAGGCAAAGCTGAAATAGTAGCACCATAAGAAGCACCTGAAGGAGGAGGAGGACAACCCATATAATCTACAAATTGAGCATATTGCTCATATCCAGAGAAATTATCCCAAGTAAGAGTAGGAGCTACAATATCTGGTCCAGTACCATTTGGTCCATTATTAGTAATAAATTTCTCCCAATTATCCCATAATATACGATTAGGCACAAAGAAATAGTGCATAGTAACATCCATACGATGCATAACTGGAGCAGTCATAGGAGCAAAGCGAATAATTGATTCGCATCCTAATTCAATAGAATCACCAGGTACAACCTCTAAAGTAAGAATAGGAGTTAATTGTCCCATATTAGTAGACAATTTAACATCATGAGTAAGGTCAAAGAAATTTTTCTTAGGTTTCTTTAACTGAATAGAGTTAAAAATATTCTTAGCCATAATTATAAACGGATTCCACCGCGTGACATGTAATAAGTACGTGATACTTTTCTCTTGCCGTAACCTTTACGACCGTAGGACTTACGTCCTTTGTAACCTCTACGATTTCTCATTTTCGTTTTGTTTTAAGTGAAACATTGTTATTTGAAGTAATCCACAAATACTATCTAATCTGGAAGCTACCAGGGATTTTTGTTCGTCCTTTAATTCCATATTCTCTATGGTCTTAATAGACTCTTGAATAAACTCTATAAATTTTTCCATAATTACCACCGGCGTCCGCCTTTTATCCATTTAATAATATTATCCTTTGCACTTTTAATATCCTTTGCGTTGATCAACTGTGAACCAATACGCATTAAATAATTATCAGTAGGTTGAATACCTTTTTCTTTCATAGCTTTTTCAATCTGTTGTAATGCATTTGTATTTTTAAGATTCATAACACGTTGTAAAACTTCAGACCTTTGAGCATTAGTCAAAGCATTAACAGATTTTTTATTAGCTAAATCTTGAACAATATTAACTAAACCTTGCTTTCTTTCTTTCATAGCTAAATCATGTAATTGATTAGCGCGCATATTAGAAGCACCAGTTGAAATAGTATCCATTATTGCTTTACGAGTATTAGCTTTTAAACCATCTAATGTAGTTTTAAATAATTCAGGTTGATTATCTATTTCAAATTTCATTTTTTTATTAGCATAATCTTTTCCTAATACATCAGCAGTTTTTAATAATATATCTTGAGTTAATACATCATTTTGTTTTTTTAAATTATCCGTTTGAGCTGTTTTTAAAGCAGTATCCTGATAAGTTTGTAATCCTTCGGCTAAAGCTCCAGCATAATTAACTGGAGCGAGTTTAGCATTTGACATTTCACTACTACGAATAGCAGGAGAATTAGTCATTTGACCATAAATAAGATTAGGATTTAATCCTGCATC